GACGCCGAAGCGCTCGGCAAGAAGTCGGCGGCCGCGCTCGATCGTGTTTTCGCAGTGGCGCAGCGGCTGTCCGGTCTTCGGCCTGAAGACGTCGAAGAGCTCGCGGGAAACTGAGGGCAAACCCGGCACGCCGGTTCTATTTCCGCCTCGCGTTGGCTCTTGGAATGACCGTTCAGGAGCTCCTCTCCCGGGTGAGCAGCCGGGAGCTGGCGGAATGGATGGCGTTTTTTGAGCTCGAACCGTGGGGCACTGAGGTGGAAGACTGGCGGGCCGGACTCATCGCGTCGACAGTCGCGAATGCGAACCGTGACCAGAAGCGTCGCCGCAGGCCATACGAGCCGCAGGACTTCATGCCGAGGAGGGATATTCGGTCGAAGGAGACAGAGGAGCAATCCGTCGAGGACCAAATCGCCATCGTCGAGATGTGGGCAAGGCTTTTGGGCAATCAAGAAGGCGGCCGGTGATTCGGCCGCCTTTCAATTATCCGTTGGTTCATGGATGTCATTCGATCTTTCTGTTTTTGTGATTTTTCCGTTAACGCAATATGCGACACCTTTTATATCAGAGTTTGCAATATTCCATGCTAATGCTTCTCCAGTTTCATATTTTACTGTCGTTGTTGGGTTGCCGAGTGATTTTATTACCTCAGAACAATCCATTCCATTCTGAATTTTGGAAAACTGCTCATCTGTAATTACAGACATTGCATCGGTTACTTTTCCATCTGAACAAATAAGCACGAAACCGCCGCCATCTTTCGCATTCCATACATACATTCCATTATTACTGCTTTGTGGCTCTGGCATTGATGCTAATGCATCTTGACAGGACATTCCTTCCTCAATACTGGCGGCAGACGCCCTAATTTCATCTACTGGCGATAAAACATAGTCGTTTTGATTATTTGTTAAAGTTTTTTGGGCTTGAGGAGTATCTGATGGATTTTGGGCCTGTGGCGTATTTGAAGAATTTTGGCTTGACTGTATTGTTACATTTTCGGTGTTTGCTGAGAGAGGCTCTGATTGACTTTGTTCTTTACCGCAACCTGCAATAACGAAAACCAAAGCGAGGATAAGGAACAAACGATACAAGGTTCTTTCCTCCTTTTTTCATAAATGGGTACAGATATCTAAAGCATAAACGAGGTGAGGCGCAAATGGCAACAGTTGGCGCCTTTAATGTTGCCCTGGTAGCTTCCACGGGGCGCTTTGTTTCGGCAATTTCAAAGGCCGACCGGCGGTGGAATACGTTCGCACGTAATATCCAGCGCCATTCCCGGTCCATGCCGGAGGCGATCAGGAAAGTCACCCCGGCCGCCCTGACAATGGCGCGGGTAGTGACGCGGGCAACCGCCATTGCTGGTGCCGCCCTGACCGGGATGGGCGCTGTCGGCGTAAAGATGGCGGCTGATTTTGAGCAGAGCCAGATCGCCTTTACGACGCTCCTCGGTTCTGCCGAGGAAGCATCTCGGTTTCTTCGTGAACTCGAAATCCAGGCCCGCCGGACGCCGTTCGGATTTACCCAGCTGCAGCAGGCGTCCCGGCAGCTGCTCGCTTACGGGTTTGCCGCTGACCGCGTGCTCGAAATGATCACGCCGATCGGCGACGCAGTTGCGGCGATGGGCGGCAGCTCGCAGATGTTTGAATCCGTCATTCGGGCGCTCGGCCAGATCCGGGCGAAAGGAAAGCTGGCGTCGCAGGAAATGCTCCAGCTCACCGAGCAGGGCATTCCAGCGTGGGAGTTTCTGGCTGAGGCGATCGGCGTGACCGTCCCGGAAGCGATGGAGAAGGTCTCGAAGGGGGCCGTCAGCTCGACAGTTGCGATAGACGCTGTGCTGCGCGGCATGATCCGGAAATTCGGCGGCGCCATGGAGGCGCAGTCGAAGACCATGCTCGGTCAGTGGGAGCAGCTGAAGGATGGTATGGCAACCATCACCCGCGGCATGGGTCAGGACATCATCCGGATTTTCGACCTCGCATCGGCGATGGAAAAGCTGAACGCGGCGATTGGTCGATTCGCCGATCTGGTGAGCCGCGAGGGCTTCCTCGGAGCTCTCCGCCGTGCATTTCCGCCGTGGGTGCAGCCGATCATCATCGGAATCGCCGGCGCGATCGGTGGCGCGCTCGTTCCGGTCATTGTCGGCATGCTAATCCCGGCGCTGAAAAAACTCAGGGACAGTCTGATTGTAACCATGCGCCCATTGCTTCCATGGATGGTGATTGGCGCGGTGGTCGTCGGGACTGCGGTGCTCATCGCCCGATACTGGAACCAGCTCGGCGACATCGCGCGACGGGTGTGGCAGGGAATTGCCGCCGTCGTGCTTTATGCCGTTTCGCTCATCGTGCGCGGGACGGGGGCGATCATCGGCGCAATTTCCTTCTTCATTCCGGCCCTTCGCGGAGCCTCGCAGGCCATGACGGACATGGCGAACCGCCTGAAGTCCATGGCCGCGCAGTCCATGGCGGCCGCAAAGACGTCCGCCGCCGGAAGCACGGCTGTCGCTCAGTCTGCGCAGCAGGTGGCAACCACGGCGCAAAAGGCCGCGGAGGCTCAGCAGGGGCTTGGGGAATCGGTGGAGGAGGCTGCGAAATCGGCGCAGAACAACCTTCAGTCGTTCGACGAAGTGCACTCGATCCAGGAAGAGATGGCCGATTCCCCGGCGACGCTTGAGCTCGAAGGTTTGGAGATCGGGGATCTGCCCGGCGTGGCTGGTCTCGGAAACGTCTTCGCAGATCTGGCGGAAGAGGTGGATGCGGGAGCCGGCCGGATCGCCCAGGCGTGGCAGAAGACGGTGGACGCCATTTCCGGCGCGTGGGAACGGCTCAAGACCGGCGCACTCAACACGTTCCCGTGGTTACAGAATGTGATCGACGGTTTCGCCAGGGCTGCGGATTGGGTCCGGAACAATTGGGACACTGTTGGTCCCATTCTGGAAACAGTGGCCGGGATACTCATAATTTTGGCATTGGCCTTCTGGGCCGTCATGAGCCCGGTCGGGGCCGTGGTGGCTGCCGTGGCAATTCTCATCACCATAGCGACGCTGATCATCGCAAACTGGGATGAGGTCGGTGCATTTCTGCAAAATCTGTGGGAAAAGCTGAAGCCGCATCTTATTTCTATCTGGGAGACGTTGAAAAACGCGGCTGTTGCTATATGGGAAGGTCTCGTTGAGACGGCGAAGGCCATCTGGGACGGTCTTCAGGCATTCTGGGCCAAGTGGGGCGACACCATTACCGCCCTTTTCGACGGCGTATGGCGCCAGATCAAGATCATCATTGAGACCGCGATCAATCTGGTGAAGAACATCATTGGTCTCGTCCTCGCCGTCATTCGCGGAGACTGGGAGGCGGCATGGAACCATGTTCTCGGCATCGGTCAGACGATCTGGAATTTCATCGTCCAAACCTGGGAGAACATCCGGCTGACGGCCGCTACTGTGTGGCAGACGATCCGGGATGACATTCAGGCCGCGTGGACGGCCATCCAGACCAAGGCGATGGAAATCTGGACCGCTATCACCGACTGGCTCGCTGGCATCTGGAACGGCATCGTCACCACCGTATCTACCACCTGGCAGAGCATCCGTGACACGATAGCAAACTGGTGGGACAACGTCCGGACCAACACTGAAGAGGTCTGGAACGGCATGAAAGGATGGCTCGGAAACACGTGGTCTTCGATTTGGTCGAACGTGGACGAATGGTGGAGCAAGATCAGGGACAGAATCGCTGAGATCGTCGATGAGGCGAAAGTGCGTATCGAAGAGACCTGGAACACCCTGTCTGGAAGCCTGTCGCGGATATGGGAGAACATTCGCGACATGGCTGGCCGGATCTGGGACGGAATGGTCAATCGGGTGAAAAACGCGATCAACACCGTCATCGGCGCCATCAACCGGTTCCTGGACGCGCTCTCTTCCATCCGAATCGATGTACCCGAAGTGGACATCCCGCTCGTCGGAAAGGTCGGCGGATTCAGCATCGGCTTGCCGTCCCTTCCCAAGATCCCCATGCTGGCGAAAGGCGGCATCATCGGCTCCCCGACGCTCGCCATGATCGGCGAAGGCGCTCGTCCAGAGGCCGTCGTTCCGCTCCCTCCGGGCGTACGCGATCTCGGCGATCTGTCGCCGAACGAGGAAACGCTGGCCAGGGCGGTCTATCAGGCCTTCCTGATGGCCCTGCGCGTCACGCAGGCTTCAGGTGGACCGCAGTCCGGCGGAGACCGGGAAATCGTACTGAAAATCGGCGACCGCGAAATCGCCCGTGCCATCCTGCCGGCCGTCATCGCCGAAGGGCAGCGGCAGGGCTTCCAATTTGTTGTCCGCCCGCAGGGGGTGGTCTGATTGGCTGAAATCCGTATCGCTGGCGTTCTCGTCGCGCGCCCGGCCGAGGTGAAGGTCGGGCGCTTCGATCTTACGAAAGCTAATCGCACCGCCTCCGGACGCATGGTCATGGAGGTGGTCCGCCCTGGCGTCCGCCGGGTGGATGTTGTATGGCGGTATATTCCGGACGCTGACCTGCAGAAGATTCTGGATCTTCTCGCCGCCAACAAGCCGTTTTTTAGCTTTGAGTATCCGGACGCTGGAGGGCAGAAAACCATGACCGCCTACTGTGGCGACATCAACACATCGCTGTGGCACACGATCGGCGGCGTCCGGCGGTGGCAAGAAGTGTCAATTGCCTTCATCGAACGCTGATTCTGGAGGGGAGGTCCATGGCGCGCGTGGAACTGTCAAGGCAGCAGGTATCCGACGTTGGTCTTTCTCCGGCGTATTCACCCGCGGTCGAAGATGGGCACATGATCAAAAACCCTCTCGCAACCGAAATCGGGGCCGAGAAGGGGAAGCTCGTCCTGCACATCTGCAATATTAACGAGGAGCCGGTTACCGTCACGATTCGTTCCGGTTATACGATAGGAGACCTGAAATTGCAGGACCGGCAGGTTGTCGTTCCGCCGGTAAGTTGCGTTTTCGTCGGTCCGCTTGACCCGACCGTGTACAATCAGCCCGGGACGTCTCATGTGTACATCGACTATTCGCAGACCGAAGGCGTGGACATCGCAGCCCTCCTCATCCCGTGAGGTGTTTTCAGCATGTACCCCGTTTCGCAGGACTTTATGCAACGGATGCGCGCAGACCTGCGCCGCGTCGACGCCAAACTCGTCATCGACTGGACGGCGCCGGACTTGGATCAGAGCATCCAAGTCATCGCGAACGAAAACGCCAGCACGTCGTACCCGCAGCAGACGGCGGACGGCGTGACGCAGGCGACGCGGAAATGGGCTTCGCTGGACGGATCGACATACCCGGACGGAACATGGTTTCCCGCCCCCGGTCCGGACGATCTTACGACGCATCAGATGGGCTGGTGGGGCAGCCAGCTGGCCGGGGCGGACGGATCGTTTTCGTCGCCGTATCCAGCGCTGACCGTCACGCATGCGGTGCGGCCGGTCCGGGCGCTGCGGGTGGTGGGCGATTCCGCCCGGCAGGAGTGGCCGGTCGATTTCCGGATCGACCTGTACGGTCCGGACGACACGCTGCTCCAGACCGAAACCGTCACCGGAAACACCGGCATCGAATGGTCGATGACGCTTACAACGCCGGTGTTAGACGTGGCCAAGCAGGCGCTGACGATTATGCGCTGGTCCCATCCCGGCAGGCAGGCGAAGATCATTGAGTTTTTCACGTCGATCCAGGAAACGTACTACAACGACGATATCGTCGAAATCCGACTGCTCGAAGAGCGTGAAACCAATACTGGCAGCCTGCCGGTGGGAAACATCAGCGCGAACGAAATCACCATCCGGCTGGCGAACGAGGACCGAAAATTCGACATCCGGAACCCAAGCAGTCAGCTTTCGGGGCTTTTGAAGCCGAACCGGAGAATACAGGTATGGCTAGGATCGGAGGGCGAATGGGTTCCACTCGGCATTTTTTGGTCGCTTGACTGGGATGCTCCAGACGACCAGCTCGAGGCCGTCACGACCGCCCGAGATCGCCTGGAACGGCTTAGGCAAACGACGTATCAGTCCGGTTCCGTGCAGCAGAATGTCAGCCTGTATGCATTGGCGGAGCAGGTGCTGCAGGACGCGGGACTGCGGCCGGATGAATATTGGATTGATCCGGCGCTACAGTCGATCGTCATTCCCTGGGCGTACCTTGCCCCCACGTCGCACCGAGAGGCGCTGAGAACGATTGCGGAAGCGGGTCTGGCCGTCGTGTACGCGGACCGCGATGGGATAGTGCGCATCGAGAGCATGTCCGGCGCGCCGACGACGCCCGTTGCGGAGATCACCGAGGACGACTATTTCCCACCACTCTCGACACCGAGCAGGCAAGACAAGGTTGCGAACGAAATCGTCGTGACGACGCAGCCGTTGCAACCAGCGGCGACGCCGGAGGAGGTATATCGGGCCACGGAACCTGTGACGATTCCCGCCGGTCAGACGGTCACGGTAACAGTCTCGTATACGCGGCAGCCAGTCATGGATGCAGCTGCAGCGCTGGAAAACCCGCCGGCCGGTGTCAGCATAGTCGACGCGACGTATTACGCCTGGGGAGCGGACGTCCACATTCAAAACACCGGAGGCAGCGCGGCGAACGTGACGCTGGTCATCACCGGCAAGACCCTCACCGTGCAGGGCAGCCAGCGCGTGGTGGCGCGGGATCAGGCGAGCATCACGGAAAACGGCGTCCTGCGCTACGAGTTCCCGGCGAACCCGCTCGTACAAACGCTGGCGCAGGCGCAAGCGATCGCAACAGCATTGCTGGCGAGCGCGAAGGACCCGCGCCGCGACATCGAGGTCGAATGGCGCGGCAACCCGGCGCTGGAGCTGGGGGACGCGGTGACGGTGGTCGGGCAGGATGTGCAGATTATCAGGCAGGAAATCACGTGGGCCGGGTCGCTTTCGGCTCGGCTCACCGGCAGGAAGGTGACGTGACATGGCATGGCAGACACCGAAAACGAATTGGACACCGAGCGATCCGATCGGAACGGCCGACCTTAATCGAATCGAAGGGAACGAGGCGCAGCTGCGGACGGACCTGGACGCACACACGGCTGCAACCACCAGTGTCCACGGCGCCACCAGCGCGGCGATGGCGAACCGGCTGGTGATCCGTGATGCGAACGGCCGGGCCAAATTTGCCGCGCCGTCGGCAAGTGACGATGCGGCGCGGAAGGCCGAAGTCGACGCGGTACAGTCAAATCTGACGAACCACATCGCCGACTATGTGCGACATCCTGGATATGCTGTGACCGGTGGAAGCGGAAACGCCTACACGGTCACGCTCAGTCCGGCTCCGTCGGGCTACGTGGACGGCATGGGGGTCGTGATCAGGGCAAATCGTGATAACACCGGCCCGAGCACGCTTAATGTCAACGGTCTCGGGGCGAAGACTATCAAGCGGGCGAACGGTCTCGACATCGCACCCGGCATGATAAAAAACGGCGGGATTTACACGCTCCGGTATAACAACGCGTCCGGAAATTTTATCTTACAGGGT